TAGGGAGCTTGTGCTCCGGTCGTCCATAGTTGGGTTCTCACCGTCCAATCCCCGATACGCCATCGGTTGGGTTAATAAATTCTGTGCTTGTAGTCCGAAGCGTTTAATGTTTCGGGCTGCAAGTAAATCTCTGTCATTTGTAGTTCCACACTTGGGACAAGTCCACTTGCGGTCGGAAAGTTTAAGTTCTCTATTTATATATCCGCACTCACACATCTTTGAAGACGGTTCAAAGCGACCTATGCGAATTAAAGTCTTTCCGTACCATTCACACTTGTATTCAAGCATGGAGAAGAAAGTAGCCCAACCAACAGAGCCTATTGAACGTGCAAGCTTGTGATTTTTCATCATGCCGTCAATGTTCAAGTCCTCTATGATTATCGCTTGGTTTTCGCGAACGAGCTTTGTACTTACTTTGTGTAAGAAGTCTGTCCGTTGGTTGGTTACTTTCTCGTATTGTCTTGCTAACTGCTTTCTAAGTCTTTCATGTCTGTTTCCTCCCTTCTTAGATTTACTGAAACGCTTTTGGATTATATTCAATCGGTCAGTAGCTTTTTCAAGATATTTAGGGTTTTGAAATACGTCCCCATTGGAACATACTGCAAAGTCCTTTATTCCCACATCTATGCCGATTGTACCCTCATAAGTTATTGGTTCTTTAGATGGAATTTCTTTCCCATCCTCAACCAATACACTGACATAGTATTTATCTGTCTTATTTTTAGATACCGTGACAGACCTTACATCTCCTTCAAACTTTCTATTCTCAGACAGCTTCACCCATCCGATTTTAGGAAGTTTAATCCGGTTGTTATCCAAGTCTACTTCTACAGAGTTGATAGCCTTATATGCTGCTCTGCTTTTGTGTTTGGACTTGAATTTAGGAAACCCTTTCTTCTCACGGAAGAATCTTGTAAATGCACTATCCAAGTTCCGGATTGACTGCTGTAAACTTTGATTGCTTACTTCTTTCAGCCACTCCATGCCTTCCGCTTTCTTTAAGTCGGTAAGCATCTTACATAGGTCAACCGCATTTATTCGCTTCCCTTCGCTCTGATAGGCTTCTATCCGCTTTGCTAAAGCCCAATTATATATAAAGCGTACACATCCAAAGGATTTCTCAAAGAATATCCTCTGTTCCTTAGTAGGCTTCAATCTATATTTATAGGCTTTCAACATATTATGCGTCTTTAGTTCAGTACAAAGATAAGATATTATAAACTAAAAAACAAACATTTTACTTTATTTAAACTTTGCTTTATATATAAGTGTGGTGGGTTATTTGCCCACCATTTCTTTTTCCTTCGACAAGATATTCTCTATATTCTCCTCAGTAAATCCAAAGATAGCTGCGAAGCGTTTAAACTCGTCCATGCGTGACTTAGGTATCATTCTATACATGGAATTAATCGGTTTCTCACTTTTCATGGCTTTCATTGCCTTCAAAATCTCTTTTCTTTTCATTTCTTTTATTTTTACAACAATCACAGTCACATAAGAAAATCTTAGCTATGTCCCATGTCCTATCTACCAAATCTTGACCTAAATACTGTACTTCTTCCCCTTCTAATGGAATACCGTAGAATTGGCAGATATGAACGGCACAATGTCCCAATTCATGGTGATATGATTTAAGAAACTCTTTTTCAGAGTTGGTTATACTAATTACAATAACAGATGTCCTACTGATGTAGTCACTGAATGTAAGCCCAGTATTTACGCTGCAAGAGGACAAGTTGTCATAAGCAATATCATAACTTTTACTGCCGCATTTCAACTTATCCATTGCATCCAAGACTTCATCCAAATAATCACAACTGTAGTCCAAGAACAGCAATATATGCCAATCATATTTTTCGATATAAAGCTCTTGTCGTTTCATAAAAGGAATATTTAGAGCATATCCTTCCAATTAATTACTTTTCCCATGCCCATCATGTCTGCGAAGAAATGACGGAAAGCTTTCTCCGTTGTAGGGTAATCCGGGTCGTCGATATAATCGCGAATGAATGTTGCATGGTATTGTTCGTTGGGAATGCTTTTGCCCAAATAATCAGCTTTTGCCATATTCGCAACATACACACTATTATAGCCATTATCCTTTTCAAGAGTAATGTTATACTTTTTAAGCATGGCTGTAACTTGGTCTTTAGTAATAGGAGTTATCTTACCCTCTTTAGTCTTCATCATTGAAACTGCCCAATCACACATTTTTTCACTGAAATTAAAGCCATAGTTTTGAAGATACGTCCGCATTTCTTCTGGTATATTGTCATATACATCAAATGAAGTATTTCCCATTTTACTGAATATTTATTTGTTAAACAAAAGGGGAGAATAATCTCCTCCCCTCTACTACATTATCAACGACGGCGACGGCGACCTCTACGCTCGCTCATACGGTCTTCCCGGTCATAATCACGGTCGTAGTCTCTATCGTACTCGCGTCCGTAATCTTCACGACGTTCACCCATTTCTTCCATTTCGTCCAAAAGGGTTTCAAAGTCTTCCTTCAAGCACTTCATGCTCTCTTTGAAGTTATCGTAGGCATCTTTGACACCACCACGACCTCTTTGAGAAATTTCTATCATTCCCATACTATTTACGTTTTAGATGTTGTTTTACTGTTTCTGTTAGAACTATTCAGTTCTTGAAGCAGGGACTTGATATCATTCAAATCACCCTTTAAAGATTTAACTTCCGATTCTAAAGAACCGATTTTCTCTTCCTGCTGTTTCTCTTTGGCAAACTGAGGATTGAGTTGTTTCAATATATTATCGCAGCTTTCTATTACAGATTGATGGTAATCTCTGCTTTCCACTATCTGACGGCTGGTCTGAATCATATTCTCAACCTCTGAAAGAATTGCTTCCTTCTTGTCCGATACAATAGCATTAGAATAGGTAAATACCTCCACATTTGTAGGAAGTTTCTGAAATTCCATAACCTCTTCACCAGCCTTTATCTTCGCATCTATAACTGTTTCCTGCTGTGCTCCAAAAGGTACAGAAGGATTATAGGTAGGATATTTAGGCATAGGATTAGATACGGATTCAACCGTTCCTATCTTCAATATTGGTTTCTCACCTTTGATAAGAATATAGCAAATATTCCCTTGCTTTAATGAACCAAACATAGTCTAAACTTTTAATTGTTACTTACTCTTTGCCGATGAAGCAGATGCAGACTGAGTAGCTGCTGTAGCTCCTGCCGGACTGTTGATTGCCGTTACTCCCATAAGTCTGAATATTCCACAGCATTTGTCAATATAGACCCAATGCTCAGTAGTATATCCTGCTTGAATTTGTGGTGCTGGTGCGGCTGTACCTTGCGGAACAGTTACATCGTGCCCAAGAACTTGCGTAGACTTATTGTCTATAACTGGAATTTTAGTCGTTCCCACATTGCTATTCTCTGAAACTACTGTACTGTTTCGGTTTGCCATCGGAACAACTACATTAACGGGTAATGTAGCTCCTGCTGTACTAACCGGGTGACGAACTTTCCAAAGAACTACTGTACGGTTTGGAAGGGCACGCCAGATACATGGGTTAATTCCATAATCTACTGTAGGAGTAGCTTCATCTGTAGTTTCTACATATCCCGAAGTTTCAATTACGGGAATGCCTGCAACGTCTATTTTGGGTACAATTACCCTTCTCGCTACGGAAACACCATTGTTAAAATAGGTAGTCATATTCCTTTATTTTAAGAGTTAATATTATAGGGGACACAAAGCCCCCTATGGATTATTAGCAACCGCAGCCACAGCCTTCGCCTGCCGCATAACCAGTAGCATAGGCGTTCACAAACGGATAGCCATAGCAACAGTTAGGGTTCGGCACACAATAAGCTGGAATGGGCGCAGGAGTGCGAAGCTGATTTACGATATTAGCTGTTTGTGCTTGCTGTGATGCACTAAGCTCCAATGCCGATTTCTCAGCACGTAATGTATCAATCTTATTCTGCATTTCGCGCATTTCAAGCTGACAGAACTTATCATTGATAATCTGAGTTTGAGCGTCAATCTTAGCACCCAGAATATTGAACTGAGTATTAGCATTAGACTTCAAATCATCTGTCTGGTTGATTGTAGCAATGCGGTTTTCGTAACCCTGCTGTTGGATTGCTCCCTTCACATCGCAGCAGCACTGTGCCATTTGGTTAGCTATCTGACAGTTACCAGCTTGGATTGAGTTGATAATCTGTTGTGAGGACATACCTACTTGACAGCCAACTTCTGCAACTTTAGCACTTACACCGTTGATAGCCTGCTGAATCTGACCTACTGAGCAGTTCAAGTTAGTAGCCAGATTGTTGATAGCTTGACCGTTGCCTTGAATTGCGCTCATAAGTAACTCACGACCGTTATCGTTGTTGATGAGGTTAGCAAGCCCAGCACCAGACGGACAACCACCTTCATTGCCACCGCCAAAGCCGTTACCCCAGCCTCCGCGTCCTAACAATGGGAACAAGAAAAAGAGAAAAATTATCCATAAAAAATCCGAACCATTGCCCCAGCCATTTCCACCGTTTTTGCCATTCATAGCAACCAATAAGTTCGGGTCAATGCCTTTCTGCTGCAACAGAGGAGCAAGCATTGCCATCATTCCATTACCGCCAGCCATACCGCTATCTGGCGAGTAAATTACAGTTTTACTTTCAGACATAATATTATGATTTTAATTGTTTAATGCCCCAATATTAGGGCACAACAAAGAAAACTCATAATTTGTATCAAGTAAAATAGTTGGTATCAACCTTGTAACTAATTCGTACCAATAAGCTTTTGATACTCTTCTTTATCCATCCATCTATGATTGAATAAAGTTACTTTTGCTCTTTTTGCAGATGAAATGCTACTTACCTTATATCCAGTTGCTATTGATGCTTCTTTTACACTTTCAAATTCTGAGATAAAATTATAATCCTTATCCAATTGAATAACTGGTTGTTTCCTTTTAGCGTTAGAATTAAGCCGAATTTGTTTCATAACATCTATTGGCAACTGGTCGAATGTATTTCTCATATTACATTTCGTATTTGGATTGTTAGTATTTTCCTTAGATGTTACCCAGCGTAGATTTTCTAATCTGTTATCTGTTTTTATACCATTTATATGGTCTACTTTTGGCTTATCATCTGGATTATCTAAAAAGGCTTCTGCTACTATTCGATGTACTGATTTACGCTTCATTATACCATCCTTATATAATGGCAAAGAATAATAACCAGTACCTTGCATTGTAGGTTTACACATTTTCTCTTTTAAGGTCTTAGTATGAACCTTATGGCAACTAACTACTCTTTCCATAGATTTTACTCTACCGAAATTACTAACTTGATAAAGCCCTTCATAGCCTATCACATCTTTCCAAATCTCTTCCATATTTCCTTTTTTTGAACCTTATATTAAGAAAGGAGAAGAGAGATAAGGTAACTCTCTTTCAGAAGGTCGCGACCCCTTCCTATCTCCTTTGCAAATATACATATTATTATTCATTTCTAAACACTGCAAACGCTTTTTCTTTAGCTTCTTGATACTGGCAGTTGACATTATAACGTTTAAGACGGGATTTGAACTTGTTCCTAATCTTATTTGTACAAGGACGAGATAAGCCAGTAAGCTCGGCTATCTCATTGTCTGTGTACCATTCTCCCAAAATGCTGACAAGAATATAACGAGCATTCACACATTCCTCCTTCTTTGAGGATATGATTTTCTCTTTGCTAACCTTGCAACAATCACTTACAATGCCGAGTGTTTCTTGATAAAGATTGATAATTCTCATAAGGACTTCTTCTTTTTAGGTTTTGAAACTGTTTCTATCAATTCGTTGGAAAGATTGTGTAGCTTATGTAAAGGAGTATAATCTTCCATTTGGTCTAATATCATAAGACCCCTCAATTTCCTAACTGTTTCTTTCTTCGGTTTTCCCATACAAGTATTGTTTTGGTTTGTGCAAGGTAAGCCCTATTCACGAGGAGAACCGAATGAACTTTACGAAGTCCAAATAAAAAGCCATAATGTATTGGAACACTACGGCTTACACGAATAACTAATTTATGAAGTAAAAAAACTAAAAGTGGTTGCGTCGGGCATATTCTGCAATTAGAATGCCATCTCTATCTGGGTGTTTAATATTATCAAACTGTGGAAACAAGCGGTTTCCTATATCTAAAGAAGCCTTTTTAAGCTCTTCCCCACTACAGCCTTTGGGAAGAAGTTCTTTTTGCCATTCCTTAGAATCTACAAACATGTGGCGAATACCCATTACTTCAATCATAATAAGTTCTGCCTCATGGCAACGTAACGCTGATGCAGTAGATGCAAAGCGGCTTGGATTTACAAGAGGACGCTCCATCAGAAGCGTAATGTCATTCTTGTTGTATTTGGAAAAAAGTTCCATGAATTTGCTGTAATCCAACCGGGACACTTCTTTCTTTGCCTTTGTATAATCTTGCATCTTCTTGACGGGTGTCTTGCAAAAAAAAGATTCAATATCATCTCCGACAATACCGATGCTGCCGGAAACACCATTATCTAAACCAACGTAAATTCTGCCCATATCATTTCGCTTTAAATTTCCACAAAGATACAAACTTTTTTAAAACTTCAAAAGAAAAAGCCCCGGATTAACCGAGGCTTCCCCAAATGATATGAAGTTGGTCGCAACACGCACGTCACGTATTACTGTGCAAATATAAGCATATTACTTCTTGCTACCAACGTTTTCATCAACTATTTTAGCATCATCAAACATTGCTGCTACCTTTGATGCTTTATCCTTGTCAATCAAAGGCTCGTCACCAACATTATCTACATAATCCGGTGTATCTTCACTGCGGAATACAGCTTGGTCGTCACGGATAGCTTTCTGCATCTCAACGGAAAGAGGAGCATTGCGAGATAAGTTCAGCTTAATAACCGTCTTCCTACTCATTTCGTAAAAATCTGTTACCCATTTGGAACTGTCACGTACATTGGCATACTGGCTTTTGTACGTCTGTGAATAGCGAAGCCCGTGAGCTTTCAGTTCCTCTACTGACATATATAATGTGCTTTCATATCCGTTCAAAAGCTGGAAGTAAGAAACGAATCCGATAATAGAAAGTTCATTTCGCTTCTTATCGTCTTGTTCAAACTTGAAGTCTATCTGACCCGTCAATCGGTTGCGGTTTATAAGCTCTCCTTCTCGTACATCTGTACAATTAATGCACTTGAACTGACCGCTTCGCAATGCCAACTGCACATAAGCCTTATACCCAATCTGAAATTGCGCTTCCGTAATACCTAACTTATTGTTCTTGTAAGGTATCAGATAAGCACAACCGAAAGATGGGTCAAGCGGCAAATCGGATGCAGTAGCACGAATAGCACCATACATAAGCGTTGCCGGCTCACATTCCTGCAATTTTGCATTGTTAGCTACTAAAGATACCAAATTGCTTACAAAAGCATCCTTTTTATCACTCAATACCTTTTTCAAATACTCTTGGGTTGCATTGTGGGATATATAGCTATTCAGCCTTTGCAATCCCGTTACTTTGTTCTCGCTCATATTCTTTTAAAATTAATTGATATTGTTCTTCTGTAAATTCCTTCCAGTCTAAAATCATAACCCTATACCCAGTTTCCTTCTCTATAAGATTGCGGTAATACTCCACATTAAAAAAATCATCTTCTTTAGGTAGAAATAAAGAAGCTTGACCTCTACTATGATAATAGACAATGTACCAATAGGAAACGGCAGGAGCATCAATACATGAATATACTACACTGCCAATATAACCTAAAAAGAGAATACCTAAGACTATCCATACTAACATATTACTGATAGAGTAAAGCCAATGACCTATAAAAAGTAAACCAATTATAGACAATATAATGCAGACAAGAGAAAGTATCTCTTTCCCCACAGCCTTTATAATCTTACTTTTCATCCTTCACCTCCTTAGTCTTAATCAGTACATATCCTTTCTTCTTGACCGCCCTCTGATATTTAGCCGCCAGTTCTGGATGCTCAGCCGTAAAACGTACCTTGTCGAATTGAATAGATACGCTTTCGTCCACTCTGCTAATAGTGAAATAGGGGGTCTTTACACTCTTGATTTCATTCTTGCACAAGAAATCATAGAAACGGGATTTAAATTCCTCTATGCTGTCCTGCTTCTCCTTTATTGAAACAAGGATATTGTTTACTTGCTTCATCTGTTCTTGAACCTCGGCAGGCAAATAATCCCAATCTATTTCCTCACGTTTGTATTCAGTCATTTCGGACACGTACTGGGCGGCAATATCCATGCCAGAGGAAATATCAAATACTGGCTTCTTGAATATCACTTTCTTTCTGCTTATCTTATCGGGGTCAAAGGCAAACTGTAGCTGAAATTCGTCCTCAAACATAACAGAAGCATCATAGTGGCAAAGTTCAAGCTTGAAATCAGCACCTAACTGCTCTGCCAATTCCTTACCAAGCACATACTCAACATAAAGTTGTTCCTTATAATCTTTATAAGTCTGCTCGATGTCAGTAGTAGTAGCCTTACATTCGACCCATAAGAGCAATGGCTTATCCCTACTCTCGTCAAAAAGAGAGAAATCAATATGCACGAGCAAACCAAGTCCTTCACGCCCGTATTTCTGACTTCTAAAGCATTTATTGCTCTCCCAACGCTCATCTACTTGCACCAAGCTGTCATAAATCATATTTTCTATGAAATCACCGTACTGCATGGCAATATTAGTAATGTTTGGTCTTTCATACAGACCTTTGGCAATGGCAAGACGCTCTACTTGTGCTCTTTGAACACAACCGTTCTTGGCTATAGCGGCAAGAATACGGGCATCTGACCCACCGAGATTCCCAACTCTGGACGATATAATTTCGTCCTTGTAACCATAATTGTTCTCCATATCACTTCATTTTGTTAATAAATTGCATAATATCTTCCCTACTTACGTGACCTCTGCCTTTAGGCTGCAAGAGCATATCCGCAAAGAGGTCTGCAACAACATTGTTGATGAAATCGTGAAGTGTACGTTTAGTCACGCACTCCTCTGATTCAGACATCTCAATCTTAGACTTGATTTCTTTAAGAATTTCATTGTTCTCTTCCAGCAAAGCCAAAACTCTATCAATCTTCTCTTCCATTCTCCCATCGGTTAAAATGTTCCAATGCCCTGCTAAGTGTCTGACAACAAAAAGCACTGACACCAAAATCGTTAGCTGTGGGATATAGAACTCTTGCCTCGTAATGAACTGTCTGACCGTTAAGAACTACATCAGTGTCGCTACATTCCCTACGTCTGAATACTTCATACCAGCGTACACTCGGATTCTCAATAATCTCAACCATGTAGATGTACGCATTGTTACCCTTGTTAATCTGCTGGAAACGAAAAGGCTTCATACTACCTTTACCGTTAAATTTTAATTCCAACTCCCTCATAATAATATATGTTCAATTTTATCATTACAGTTATGTTCTAATAATATTTTAGTAAATATATCAGTGGCTTGTTCTAATGTTTCAATTTTAACTCCTTCATTAGTATAGCAAAATAAATCATTAGAATTTACATATATATATTTATGTAATAACTTATGAGCTTTTCTTGATAAAATAAAAACAGACTTCATTAAATTATAATTCCAATGATGGGCTTCCTTATCTTTCATATCATATCCTAAATTCTTTAATCTACGATTAATATTTCGATAAGTTACATTTTTATGATAAAACTTAATATATTTACCTTTATAATTAAGTCTTTTATATTTCTCTCTTCCTCTAAGCCTTTCCTTTTCTACCCATTCATCATCTATAGATTTTACATTGTATCGTCTAATAGAATCTTTTTTTGTACACTCCTTACATTTATTTAAATGACCGTCAGCCATTTGAGAATGCTTATAAAAATCGGATAGTGGCTTTATTTTATTGCATTTAAAGCATTTCTTTTCTTTTTCTTCCATAATTAAAAGGGTAATCCATCTGGGTCATTTGGGGAAGGCTGATTAAAGGCTTGTGCTGCTACTTGTTGAGCTTGCTTAATCTGCTGCTGTACGGCTGGGGCTGGCTGCTGCCCAGTAGTAGAAGCTTCCTTCTTTCCACGTTTTATCAAAACATGAGCATTGTTGGCAATGATACTCCAATATTTCACCTTTGTATCTTGGTTTATAGTAGAACGCATCATACCCGATACCCAAATACGACTACCTTTCTTAGCATATTGGCATATCTCCTCAGCATCCGCACCAAACAATGTAACATCGAAAAACTCTGGAATCCATTCCACATTAGGAGCTTTGCCTTTAGGATAGCTTGCGCATACTGTAATAAATGCAAAACTTTGACCGTTCTTACTTGTCTTCAATTCCGGGTCTTTAGTAAGATTTCCCTCTACTTCAATTCTATTTACGTCCATTTTAATTCAAATTTATGTCAGTTTCAAACTTCTTTTCTAAATCATCTTCACTCATAGATATTTCATTAAGCATACTCAAACATATCAGAATATCCTTCTTTATAGATATGGCACAGTCAAAGTCTTCTTCACATCCATCCTTAACTGCTTGTGAGTACATCTCAAACATAGACTTTATCTCTGAGGTCTGAAATTTTACCAAATCCTCCAAATCATAGTGTAGAACCAATTTAGCTACTTCTTTCATTTTTACATTTTTTATACTATAACAAAAAGTTATAATGGTTAGTTATTCTTGTCTTAACAATGCCTTAGCAATAATATCCGGGTCAATCAGCTTTTTTCCTAATTCCCGAATAGCCTTGTTGCACGCATCAGTATTCAAATCCACATCGGGAACTAAAGCCTTCATAAGCTCATTCATTAGCTGTGACATCTTATTCAAGTCTAAATGGGCAAATTTAAGCCTCTTGAACGAAGGGTCTTTGGCAATCATCTCCTGCCTGCGGTACTTCAACTGGCAACAACTATAATCACACATAGTCCTTGCCATTTCCAGCCAACTGAAAAGCTCTGAATCCTCGACACAAGACTTGTCATACTCACCTTTAATAGAATTAAACAGAGCATCAACTTCATCTTGAATAGCGTCCATGAAAATATCATTGGAATCGGCAAACTTAGCGGAAGAATCAGCCATCATAGCATTTATTACCTTCTCATATCTACTTCTTTCAAGCTCAACCTTATTCGCCAACTGCTTTACACGAAAGCGGTAAAAGGGACTTTTCCTTAACCTAAACAGTGCAAATATCACTGTAGCACAAGCAAGGTCGTTAGTAGCCATAATATTATAGCTGACAGTGGATATTAGTGCTTCCCGTTCGGAAACAACTACATGTGTATCTTCATATTCATTCATATCACTTGTTTCTTATCTGTATGTAGCCACGCTCCTCGGCAACCTTCAAATCCGGAAGGTCAATCTCCTTAACATCAACGGGTGTTTCACCATTAATGCTGATATAATCAGAGAATCCGAAGCGTTTGACAATACGGTCATACATTCTTGGTGAACCATCGGAAGGCTTGTGCATAGCCTCCTTAGTCCAGTAAATAGTCAACTTCATTTCTTTTTAACGTATTTCGCCATATATTTGGTCGGAAACAGCTTCATATCAAACAGCCATTTGATAATCAGAATGACCGTTTCGCCAAAGCTGTCTACCGGATTGTGAAAGGAGATTAAAGTCTTCTCCCCATGCTTGGTCTTACGGGTATAGGACAGATTATACACGTATGTCCCCTTACTTATGGTAAATGAGTATGTATAACCATCATCATCCACAATAAAGCCGGGAATCATGTCTATCAGACGCATCATACTCCAAAGAGGTATGTCGCGTTCCTCGTCGTGCAAGGTCAAATCTGCCGTCCGAGGGTCAATACCCAAGCCAAACAACAACTTGGACTGCATGACGGTCGTTGAGTTCGTATTAAACATGTTCATAATCTCATTCTTTAATTAGTTTCATCCATTTATCTGAATCACACTCGTAAAAAAGATTGCATCCACGATAGCTTTTCCGAATACCCAAGCAAACACGGATAATAATTGACTTGGTAATGCCCAGCCTGCGAGCCATCTCCGTAGCGGAAGGGTAGTGACCCACAATACGACCGTCCTTAATGACTATTACAGCCTTCTGAAAATGAGGCATCTTGGTAGAACCGTCAGCTATCCTCTTTTTCATAATCTCCGACAGCTTCTTCTTAGTTTCCTCGGAACAAGGTCGCCCTCCAAATCTCAATCTGTGACCCTTGTTGAACTGCCCCTTGCAATTCCGGTCACGGTAAATAGGTTCTAAATATAACTCCATATCATTCTCTTAAATAGTCTTCAACATCAATACGACCCTTCTTGCACTCCGAACCGGAAACAATCAAGCTATCCAAAAAGGTTTCGCCATCGTCAAAGTGAAACGTCACAGATACGTCCCCGACCTCTATGTTGTCACTCGTATTGTCGTTACCGTATATAGCCTCTTGGCAAGCTTCAATGTAGCGAAGGCACTGGTGAAGGTCTATAGCTTGTTTAAAACTCAAATTCATAACTATTTTTTTTCATTATTTCCAAAATCTTATCTCTAAACCCACTTCCAGCTTTTTCTAAAGTAGCACGGAACTTAACCATATCCTCCTCGGTAGGGGAAAGTAAATAGTCCTCCTTGAAATCGGATTTCTCAATGATTTGTATTCCATCAGCCTCTATATCTATCAAGCAAACTCTATCATCCGTGAAAAAGCCTACATAGGACAAGTCTTTGGTTATAAACAGACCCCATCCATCAAACAGTTTTCTTTCCATCATCCAAACATCATTTTAACCAACAATCCAGAATAAGCACTCGCAAACAACGCCATTTCCAGCCAGAACAGCCACTTTTTCTTGAACAGCATGACAATGCCCGACACAAAGAAGAAAGCGGAAGGTATATACCACATGCCGGAAAGTACAAGCCACAAGGTAGTACCCAGTCCTGCTACTATAGTCCCACCGAAGTGAACATTTCTCTGAAACTCCTCCTTGAACAAAGGCGCTGTACCGACAAACATCAGACCGCCACAAGCCAAGAAAGAGAGAAACTGAAC